TTCATTTGTTAGAGGACGAATAAAATGGCTGTAAAACAAAACACGGAATTTAATTATCGGTTTCAAGTTATTGGAGAAACGATTTGGGAAAAAATCAAAACCTTAAAAGGATTTCTTGAAGGAAGAGAAAGGGCTGCTGGTTTAGAAAAGGTTGGTGATTTAAAACTACAAGCTAAAGAAGAAAAGTTGAAGTATCTTGTTGAGGAAGGAAAAACTCCTGATTATTTAATTACGGAGTTAAAAGCAGAAATTGCAGAAGCTAAAACGTTTCTTCCAGCAGAGGATGAAGCTTTTAGACTCAATGACGAAGAAATCCAAATGCTCAAAAGAATCCTTGCGGAAGCTTATGAAGAAGCAGAACCTACAAGAATTGAAGGATATACTGATGAGCAAATGTTTGAAGCAAATGCTGCAAACGAGTTTACTACAATGATTCTAAAAGAGATTGCTTCTGAGATAGTTGCTACAGGTCACGCATCTCCGGCAAAGGTAAAGAATGCAATGTCTAACCCTTATACATTTAAAGCTTTAGTCGAAAGCAAACTTCTTCCAACTGAGAGATTAAAGGCTTTAGCTGAAATACCTTTTGAGACGTTTGTTCTACCAATGCCACTATCTACTTTACCTAAAGGAAGTGTATTACCAAAATTATGTCCATCTAAAGATATAATAGTTAAGAACGAATAACATAACCAACAAAGAAGGAGACTCTTGTGAATTTATATACGTTGTCAACTGCAAAATTCCCCGTTGTTTTTGGTACACCAGAAGCGCCTATCGAAAGGAGCGACTTGCAAATTATTGGTCAAAAACCAGATTGTAGTTCATTCCTTGTTTTGTCTGGAACTGCTTACACGGGGTTGGTTGCAAAAGCATCCATTCCAAGTGGCTATGATTTTACTTATTGCCAGTCTTGGGGGTTAACCATTAATGATAATGTAATTACCAGAGTAAAGAAGGAACTAAGAACTAGATTCGTCTCTGAAATTAAAGTAACAACTACAGTAGGGAACACTTTTGATGGAGATGAAGATAGTCAAACCAGAATGGCTAGAGCTATTACAGCAATGAATGCCACTTCTACGTTAGAGACTCCTTGGAAACTTGCTGACAATACAACTATACTAGCTAGTGTCGCTGAACTTGGTGAAGCTCTTTCTTTAGCTGGTCAAGCCCAGAGCGATTTATGGTTCATTTAAAATAAAACAAAGATGTCGAAAGAAGAAGAAATAACCCCATTTATAAGTTATTTTCTGTTTAGAGATATCCATGACAGAAGAAAATCTGTTTCCTTTACTGCTTTTGTTATTGGAACATTTTTCTCTTTAGGAATGTTTATTTCTGGTACATTAATGTCCCTATTTAAGTTCATTTTTGCTGATATTGTAGTTATTGAAGATATCCTTACGATTGTACACATGAGTGGAGTAGATTGTGCTGCTGTAATTCTTGCACTAGGAACAACATGTACTACTGTAATATCTTCTCTTGGTATGATATATTGGGGGAGAAAACACACTAAGAAGAAAGAGACTGATGCCTAAAATAACTATAAATACTGACAGTATTTTTAATTGGGTTGGTAAAATTGTAAGCACCCTTCTTATCACGGCTGTTGGTTGGCAATACTATACGACAAATGAACTTCAATTGAAAACAAATACACTCGAAGTTGAAGTAGCTAATCTTAAGGGTGATATTGAAGATGATAAAAGTATGCACGCTAAGTTGTGGCAAGCCTACGATAAAATAAGGAATAAACAATAATGTCTGAAGAAAGAGAACGACGAAGAGAAACGGATATGGCTCATAACGCTTTAATGGAACTTGCTAGAAATAATGCAAAGCTAATTAATCAGAACAGTGAAGATGTCAAACAGTTAATAAACGAGTATGTAACAAAGGGAGAGCTTAAAGCTATTGAAGAGACTATTGCCAAGACTGTAACAAAAGAAGAACTTATTAAACATGGTGACGATGAGATGAGATTCGTCTATTGGTGCGCTGGTGTCTCTGGTGCTATTATTTTAATTTGTGGTGCTTGGTTTTATAATCATGAAAAGGAAGATATGGTTAATCACATGACAACCAAAGCAACTCTTTCTGAATACCATAGAGACTTAAAGTATTTTAAAGAGTCAAGTGATGAGATGAAAGAAATACTGAAAGAAATATCTAAAAAGGTAAGTAATGGAGAATAAAGAAAGAGTTGTTGATGCTAGTGTTGCAACTGACCTAGGGAGAAATCTATCAAAAAAACTTGATGAATATAAGAAGGGTCGAAGAAATAAGGAGAGAGTTTGGCTTGAAGATTCAAAACAATACCATGCTGTTTATGAATAAAAAAATTATTGATGACATTACGTCAAGCATAGGGAAACATTCTACATTATTCCCAAACGTCACAAGAGGAAAGATTAACCAAGTAAAAGCTAAAATGGTGTTTATGTTGAACGATATGTCGTTTGATATAGAACCTTCAGAAATCCCAGAGATTCCAGAGGAAGACCTCCTCAGTGTCTATCAAAAATATTCTACAGTTGACCCTGAAACACAAGAGGTCATAGAACCTGAGCCTGAACTAAGTTTTAAAAGGGGTAAGGGATATTGCTAAACATCGTGCTGGTCTAATGAAAAATCAAATTAAAGACCAACTTACAGAAACAAAGTATGATTATCTACGGGATACTGTTATTGATAGCACTTTAAAAATAGGTACGGCTTTCTTGAAAGGGCCACTACCTAAGAGCAAAAAAAAGAAAACATATCTTTTTAATAGAGATGAAGGTTCTTATGAACTAAAAACTGAAGATATAAAAGTCCCTTATCTTGAAGCTCCTAGCACATGGAATATTTACCTAGACCCTGAGTCATCTTATAATAGCTCTGGTGATGGGATATTTGAACGGCATCGAATGTCTAGGGATGGTCTTAAAGCACTAATTAATGAGAAATTCTTTTTAAAAGAGTCTATTAATAAAATTCTCTCTGACATACCTCAAGGTAATGCTAAAAGAGAATGGTACGAAGACGAGCTAAAGAAGAACACAAATGAGGAAATTAGAGACAGTGGTCTTGCTAATAAATATGATATCTATGANTATTGGGGTTTAATCCCGAAAAATAAAGCTAGAAGTTGTGGATGTAATGTCGGTGACTCTGATGGAGAATTTATCGAAGCCCATGTGTGGCTTGTTGGTGATGAGGTTATCAAGGTAGTAGAGAATCCAGATAGGTCATGGGAAGACATATACCATATTTCGTATTTTGAGGATGACGAGAGAAGCCCTTATGGCATTAGCTTGGCTAGGGTTATGGAAAGGGAGTGCTGATGGTATATGCTCTACAGTCCGACTGTTGATGGATAATGCTGCTTACAGTGCTACGCAAATGCTTGAGATAAATACTCAGATGCTCGAAGATGGTGAAGACCCAAGAGACGTAAGACCTTTTAAAGTATGGCTTCGTACAGGAAGGGCGCAAGAGTCTCAGGCAAGGGCAATCCATGATATAAATTTTGAGTCGAAGACGAATGAACTCTTATCCATAATGAAGTTATTTATGGATTTAATGGAACAAGAGACGGGTTTCTCGAACGGTGGTGATAAAAAAATAGTTCATAATGAGAACAAGGCTAAGACATCCATTCGTGCAGGTGAGATTAATTTAACAACAGCATATACTGTTCATAAATTTGACCAGAAAATTACGAAACAGCTTATAGAGTCTCTCTATCATTGGAATATGCAGTTCAATACCTCTCAAGATATTAAAGGGGACTTTAGTGTTAAAGTTTCTGGATATAGAAGTTTAGTTGCTAAAGAAGTGTTGAGTAATGCTTTAACAGAGATAAGACATTCTTTGTCTGAATCGGATTGGGATTATATTAATCGAAGTAAGTATTTAGAACAATTAATGTTTGTACATGACACTCCAGAGCTTATGAATACCCAAGAAGAAATCATATCGAATCAAGAGGCAAGACAACAGCAACAACAACAAGTTTCTGAATCAGAAGCCCAAGCGAATAATGCTAAGGCACAAGAGGTTAATGCTAAAGCCGAGAAACTAATGAGTGAGGCGACTCTTAATGAAGAAAAGGCTGTTACAGAACAAACATCTCAATTGCTAAATATTGCAACAGCAGATGAAAAGGATGAGGTCGTTGGACTAAAGAAAGAAAAGAATATTCTTGATAATATAGCTAATGAACGTAAGCAGACTTTTGAGGAGGCTAAGACAGCTTTTGAAGTCCAAAACCAGCAAGAAGACAATAAGAGGCTTAAGGAAAAAGTTGATAAAGGGTTGACATAATAATCTCTTTTTGATTTAATAGTTTTATGACGAGTAAACAAGAGATTTTAAAGAAATTAAAAGAATCGATAGAACACGGAATCCTCTCTGAAGGGAAGATTCAAGCGAAAGACATTGTCTCTTATTGTGACGCTAATATTGATGATTTACGGGAGGCTTTAGAGTTTTGCCAAGAAGAAGACTTAAAGCTCATCCAAGGTAGAATTGAAGCCATTAGGAGATTTAAGGTTTTAGCTACCAGAAAGAATGTATGAGTCTAGATTTAAAAGAAGATTATGAAGAAACTCTTTTATCTCTACGCAATGCAATGAAAGATAAAGAGTCAGGAACTCATAAAAAACGTTCAGTATTGACTGTTTTTAATAGGGTTCTCGATTATTCTAAAGAGAATAAAACTGGAGCTTTGGAATTAGGGTTTAGTCAAGGTACTGTGACTCAAGTAAAGAAGATTCAGGTAGAAAAGATAAGAAAAGAACAGTAAACGGTCTATCATTAAGATGCCGACATTTCTCTCAGGAGAAGTGTCGGCTTTTTTTTTGCCTAAAAATAATCCTCATGTTGAGCAATTGTTTCTAGGCAAGTGGACACTACATAATGTAGCCCACTATCGAATAAGCCTCACTAAGAGATTCTTATTCACGTTATAAACTTGGACACTACGGAAGTAGCCCAAATAGAGGAGAGTTACCATGCCAGAACAGGAATTAGAGGGAGAAGTAGAGCTAAGTGACAAAGAACTGTTTGACCAATCTTTTGATGAAGATGAACACACTGAGGAAGACGAGGACAAACAAGAAGGAAGTGAACCTTCTAAGAGCGAAGAAGAGAATGATGAAAATGTTGAGTTAGAAGATAACGTAAGAGATGAGGAAGATACTGCTACTGAAGGAGAAGAAGAGGATGTCTCTGATGAGAACGAATCTGACGATGTAACTCCAAATCAGGATGTAGAGGATGACTTTAGTGACCCAGAGAAGAATAAAGCTCGTTTGAATTCTTTGAATGGTCGCTTTAAAGCTGAAAAGGGTAAGCTTGAAGAACAGAACTCTGGACTTAGTAAAGAAAATGCTGAGTTAAAGAGACAACTTGAAGAAGCCCAAAATAGTAGAACGAATGAGGAAGTAAAAGAAGAACCTACTGAGGAAAATCCAGTAGAGGAGACACCAGAAGTAGATGAAAAGTACGAAGAGGAAATGGCAATCTTTAATGAGAATTATGAAGACATTGCTAAACCTGTAAGGATGATGTTTGATAAAGGATTCAAACAATATCAAGAGAAACTACCTTCTGTTGTCCAAGACATTCTTGAGCCAATTATTCCTGCTATTAACGCTTTAGTCGATGACTACAATTTCCGAAGGCAAGACAACTATCAGGCTTCTGTTAAGACAGTTCATGAAGATTATGATGCTCTAAAGGACAGTGACGAGTTTAAGGAATGGATGTCACAACAAGCTCCATTCATGCAAGACTCATTTAAAGCTTCAGTTGAAGGTAATAACTCAGATGATGCTATTTATGTTTTGAATCTTTATAAAAATGATATCAAGAAAAACACTGGAGAAAATAGTGTTAATTCTGAATCACCAACTAATGATGATAAGAACAAACCAGCACCAACTGAAAAAAAACCTATAACTGGAATAACTAAACCAAAGAAAAAAGAATTGACTGCTAGTGCAACAGCTAAAGCCGACCTACTAGAAGCAACAACGACTAAGAAAACGCCTTCTACTCAAGCAGTGCTTTCTGGTGGGCAGGATGATAGTATGAGTTTTGCTGACGCTTTCGATTCGAGATAACAACTTAAAGGAAACTTAAAATGGCTGATACATTATACGGTGATATTACACCGAGACAAGCAGGATTTGTTGCGAAAGACATGCTTAGACGTGGACTTCCTAACATGGTTACAGAATCTTATGGACAAATGAAACCTTTACCGTCCAATAGTACAAAAGTTATGCAGTTTAGACGGTATGAGTCTCTTGCTCCTGCCTTAGTCCCATTAACAGAGGGTGTGCCTCCAACAAGTAGTACTCTTACTTATACCGATGTTACGGTAACTCTTAACCAGTACGGTGATGTCGTTACTCATAGTGATGTAACAATGGACACTCACCCAGATGACATCATGAAGGAAAGTAAAGATGTCCTTGCAGAACAAGCTGCTGAAACAGTAGAAAGGGTTCGTCTTGGTATTCTTCAAGCGGGTACAAGCGTTTTTTATGCAGGAACTGCTGTCTCAAGAGCTACTGTTGCTACGACTTTATCTGCGAATAAACTTGGAGCTGCTGAGAGACTTCTTAAGAAGTTCTATGCGAAGCAAATTACCGAGGTTGGTAAGACTGATGGTTCTTTCAACACAGAAAACATTAATGCTTCCTATATCGTTCTTGCAAGCACTGACTTGGAACATGACATAGAGCAACTTGTTGGTTTCACTAACGTAAAAGATTATGGTGTCCATGCAAAACCACTCCCAGGAGAATTTGGTGCATTTAAGAGATTTAGATTTATTACCACTCCTCTCTTAGAGGCATTCCCTGATGCTGGTGGACTTGTTGACCCAGCACTCTTTGTCTCTACAGGTGGTACTAATGCTGACGTTTATTCTTTGATTGTTCTTGGACAGGATGCTTATGCAAATGTTCCATTCAAAGGGTCAAACGCTATTACTCCAACTTTCGTAGGTGCGAAACCTTCGGCTAGTCAACCTCTAGGTCAGAAAGACTTACTTCGGTTGGAAAACAAATGACTAACAGTGTAATCCTTAACGATGCGTTTATGACTCGTATCGAAGTCGCTGCTACACAGCTTTAAGAAGTTTTAAATGCGGGAAGAGTTTAAAACCTCTTCCCGTTTGTTTTTTATTAATAATGTTGTCAATAAAGAGGGAGAACACATGCCAAAGATTAACGGTTTAGATAAATTGAAAGTACCAGAGTTAAAGACGATTGCTAAGAAGTTCGGTGTTGCATTTACTCCAACCTCAAAAAAGGTTGAATTAATTCAAGGGATTACTGATGCCCCTGAATTAAGTGATACACCAACGCCTGTGGCGACTGTGGCTCAAGAAGCTCCTGTGGCTCAAGTCGTTCAAGAAGCGCCCGTAGTCAAAGAAGCCCCTGTGGTTCAAGAAGCCCCTGTGGTAAAGGAGAAATCAGGTGAAGATAGAATTTATGTCATGTTGCATGACTCTGAGCTAATTCCACCAAACGGTCAATTCTTTGCTGTTAATGGAGAACCTCTCCAATTAAAACCTGGAGAGAAAGTACCTCTGAAACGGAAATACCTAGAAGTCTTACAAAATGCGGTTGAAACAAGATACTCCCAATCTAATGTTGGGTCTGTTGATAGCGTAAGAACTCAGTCTCGAACTCCTAGATTTCCATTTTCTGTTTATGAAACTGCCGATTAAGGAGCAATATTATGGCGAAAGAAAACAGTAGAGTTAAGATAAGAAACCCTCACATAAGAATCGAACCTGTGAGTGATGGCTTTCATATTAATGTTAGCTACAGCGTAAAAAAAGAAAAAGAAACGTCTTCAAAAGGTATGGAAGTCTATCCTAATAGCGACTACAAGGAAGTAGAACTTAGTGCAAGTTCAATAGATGAGGTGACGAAAGAAATTAAACCCTTTCTTGAGGGTTTTGAAAGAGTTTCACCACAAGAGGATTTCCTTGAGGCTTTTAATTCTGACATTGAGAGCGCTACAGAAAGTAAAAAGACAGAGAGTAAGGAAAAGGAGGCTTAATCCTTTAATAAAATGAAATGGCGAGATTAATTGATTTTACCCCTGAGATATTAGCTGAAGTACCAGACTCCGATGCGGTATTATTTGCACCGTTAAGGAAATCTTTAAGAGAGTTTTGCCAAGTGACTGACTGTTGGCAAGAAGAAGGTATAAGTGGCGTTACTACTGGTGTTACTCAAGCTAATCCTGCTGTTTTTTCCTCTGCAAGACACAATTTAAGAGACGGTGAACTTATCTTATTATCAGATTTTGTTGGAATGACAGAACTTAATGGGATGAGTGCCACCGTCAATAGGATAGATTCTGATTCCTATACTGTAAATGAAGTCACTAATGGAGTTGCTTCTGGAGTTGCTTTAGATTCAACATCTTTTGGTGCTTATGTGTCTGGAGGAGCGTTTGTCACTAACGGGATTAATGTCACTTCTGGTAAATCTCGTTACAATGTTTTTACTTCAATTGAAACAGTCCCCTACCGTATCCTTAGAGTTCTTTACGACACTCGACCTTTAACCCCTATTTCTCTTAAAGACTTAGACAGAAACAGTCTTTTTTATGCAGAGACCCCATTCCAAGTTCCTGTCTCTGGTCAATGGGAACTACAAAATGGCACTCCTATCGCATATCTTGTTGAAGGGAATAAGGTTATCAGAACATATCCAATTCCAAACCAGTCGAAACTTGGAAGTCTTAAAGTCACTGTGGCGCTACAGCCTTCTGAAAGAGGAACTTATGTAGCAGACCATATTCTTGAATCGTACCGTGATGAGATAGTCTTGGGAGCAACAGCTATCTTAAAAGGGCAGAAGAACCAACCGTGGTTTGATAGAGAGGGTTCTTTAATTGATAGAGAACTTTATGAAAAAAAAATGTATAGAGTAAAAAACAGAATAATTCGAGGTAATAACAATACCCAAATTTACTTAAGTAGAGGTGGATATGCTTGTTAGCGAAATAATAGACCAATTCAGAGGTCTTACTAACGATGTAAGAGTAGGTGGTCATGCGAGTGATGTCCTCTTTACTGATGCTGTTTTAATTAGCTATATCAACGATGCGGTAACTCGATTATGTCGAACATCACTTTGTCTTAAGGGACAACAGCAAGTGACTCTTGCTAATGCCACCGATACATATAATCTTGACACAAGGACACTCAATATTAAAAGTGTTTCTTTCTCTTCTGATGGTAATCCCATTGATAAAACAACAGAAAGGACATTAAACCAGACGGTATCTAGTTGGAGAACAGTTACTGGACAACCTTCTTTTTATTTTACAGATTTAGGCTTAAAAACTATCAGTTTCTATCCAATTCCTGATACTTCTATGGCTGGAGTTAATGTGGATATAAGTGCGTTTAGTGATGCGACACCTGTTACTGCTTTAGGTGATACTCCTTTTATAGGAGAAGAATATCATAACGATATTGTAACTTTTCTTCTTAAACGAGGTTTTTCTACCCATGATAGTGCAATTTATAACGATGAGAAAGCTAAAGAGCAAGATGCCCTTTGGGAAATTGCTATTCAGAGAGCGAAGTCACATGAAAAAAGAAATAGGGATTCGTAATGGCAAAACAAACAGAAGATTCAGTTAATTTAGATGAGTTTATTGGCACAAATAACCAGAAGTCTATTCATGAACTGTCTCCTAAAGAACTTGCATTGGCATTGAATGTTGATTTTACTGATGACGGTAAATTTAGAAGGAGAGTAGGCTTTACTAATGTTTATCTCGGAGATTGTCGGTCTTTATACTCGAATAGTACAGGGGCTGTAGCTCTATTCATGCAAGGTCAAACTCTTTATAGATTTAATGATGACTATACGGTAAAGGCTTTAAAAACAGGGTTAGACCCTTTATTAAGAATGTCTTATGAAGAGGCTAATGGAAATATATATTTNTNNAACGATAAAGACTCTGGTGTAATTGATAACATTACTNCAACATCAGAGAATGTGAGAGAGTGGGGNATTATTCCACCATCNTCACCACCNNCNTTATCNTTAGGCAATGGCTCTTTGTACGCAGGTAAATACGGATTTGCAATATCATTTGTTGCTCCTGACGGTAGAGAGTCGGTAACAAGTCTTGAAGAAACTATTGAGATTCCTGTAGGGACTCAAAGAGGGATTAATCTCTCTGGTATTCAAAGTAGCCCTGAAGCTGAGTTTGTACAGGTTTATATGACAGACCCGAACGGTACAACTTACCATAGGATTGAAAAAGTTTTAAATGGAACAACGACGACTACGATTACTGGAATAGAGAATATTGGAGTTCAGGCAGGTGCGAACCTGTTTAAGGATTTAATGCCATTTGGCACTCATATCTTTTATCACTATGGAAGAATGTTTGTTGTTGTAGGAGATATTATTTATTACAGTGAGCCTTATAACTTAGAAATTTGTGATTTAAGGTTCAATTACATTCAGATGAGTAGTGCTATTAAAATGGTAGCTCCTGTAAAAGAGGGAGTTTATATTGCTGA